TTGGTTGTCTGGAGATTCAGGGGGCCAGTCTATTTAGAACGTCAGGGTTAAGTTAGTGGTGAATGTAACTATTAATAGTGGGTTAGTCAGTTATTTGTTTTTGTTATTGACTATGTGGCCAGTTTTTATAACGCTCTGTCTAGGGATGTCTATAGCATTTTACGGAGTGTTAATGAAGAAAACTGCACTTGGCTGGCTACTTGCCGCTTTATTTTTTGGAATTATTGGATGGCTGTGTGGGTATTAACTCACTGACGCTGAGGTTTCTTTTCGAAGTCTTCAAGGATGTATTGCTGCCGTTATCCATCGAATGCATGTATGCTGGTAAGGATTTTTAAAGGAAAAGGAATGGATGATGAACACCCATAAGCTTCTGGATGCATACATGTTAGTTGGTGCCGGTCTTTCACGCGTCAAATATGAGATTTTCTCAGGAGATGAAGGGTCATATGCGTTTATTACTATTTATGCATATGAACCTCATTTCCATATTAAGGGCTATGATTCCTTAAAGTTAGACGAAGCTGTTGATGTCAGATCTCAGATCGAAGGGCATTTTGCAGATAGCTATCAGTAGCCAAACCATTTATCTGAATCTACAGCCCCGTTTATGCGGGGCTTTTTATTGCACCTCGAATGCTAAGCAGTAACCGATGCCACCGTTAATTCCCCCACATGTCGTAAGCGCGGATGTGCAAGCATAATTACCGACCGCTCAGGCTGCTGTGATAAGCACTGCAATGACGGTTGACAGCAAATCAAGAGCATAAGAGTGGCTCCCCACATCGCACAGAGGTAAAACATGGCAGAGATCACACCGGCAGAACAGATTCGACTGAATCTGCTTTCCACCCTGAACTACGACACCGCGGCCGCTGCTAAGGCGATTGAGTTCGTCCAGGATAGCCAGCTCAAATATCAGCTGTTCATCCAGCAGTACAGTCGCGTGACAACTGAATCCGAAGTGGTGGCGCGGACCATCAAAGCAGTTCAGGAGTCGACCGAGGCGCTGGCGCTGTTTGATACCATCGCAGAACAGGCGAGCTAAGGCATTACAGCAGGCACTCGCTGAGCGCCTGTGATAATGCTCAAGGAGCGATTACGTGAACAAAGAGCCCCGTATCTACGGCAGCAAGTGGGACCGAGAGCGTCTTATCTTCCTACGTGCGCACCCCTTGTGCGTCATGTGCCAGGAGCAAGGCAGGGTGACAGCGGCAACGGTGGTTGACCACATCATCCCGCACAAACTGAAAGAGGCTCTGCGCTCTGGTGACAGCCAGGAAATAGCGAAGGCGCAAAAGCTTTTCTGGAGCCGGAAGAACTGGCAAGGGCTGTGCAAGCAGCACCACGACTCAACGAAGCAGCGAATGGAGAAGCGTGGCACCGTCATCGGTTGTGATGAGAGCGGAATGCCCCTGGATCCTAACTCACATTGGTTTAAATGATATTTAATCTCATTTTTTGCGGGGGAATGATTGTAAATGAAATCATTTTGAATCAAATGATATCAATTCTCATCTGAGGGGGAGGGGCGGGTCAAAAGTTCAGAACCTCGAACCCAAATGACCGCCGCCAGTCCTTTTTGTGCACAACCGCGAAATGAAAAGTTTTTTTCCGGGAGGTTCCGATGGCAGGACGACGCCCGAAACCGACCCACCTCAAAGTGGTTACCGGCAACCCGGGCAAACGCAAACTTAACGACAAAGAACCATCGCCAGCGCGAGAAATCCCAAGCCCTCCAGAGCACCTCACTGACTGGGGAAAGGTGGCGTGGGGGAAGCTGACCGTGCTGCTGGATGGCATGGGCATTTTAACCATTGCCGATACGCTGGCGCTCGAACGACTCTGCGATATTTACGCCGACATTCTGCAGCTTCGCCTGACTATTGCTGACGAGGGGCGAACTTACACCGTGCAGACAGAGGGCGGGTTTTTGATTAAGGCTAACCCGGCGGTAGCCATGCTTGCCGACGCTGATCGCCGTTTCAAAAGTTACCTGGTTGAATTCGGTCTGACTCCGGCCGCCAGAACGAAGGTGAAAGTGGATGGTGGAGAAAAAGAAGAAGACCCGCTCAACCAGTTCTTCGGTTGATCCCGCCACGCAATATGCGCGGGATGTAGACTCCGGCAAAGAAATCGCCGGTCCTGATATTAGAAACTCCTGTAAACGACATCTCAGGGATTTGGAATCCTGCCATGCTCGCGGGTTGGTATGGGATGTTGCAGCGGCGCAGCGTGCCATCGACTTTTTTGCAAAAATACTGAAGCTCAACGGCGGTGAGCATGAGGGAAAACCCTTTAACCTGCTGCCGTGGCAGTGCTTTATTGTAGGTTCGATATTCGGCTGGAAAAACTCAGACGACTATCGCCGGTACCGCATGGCTTACGTCGAGTCAGGCAAAGGTTCTGGCAAATCTCCACTTGCAGCGGGCATTGCTCTTTACTGTTTGGTTGCCGATAAAGAACCTCGCGCAGAAGTCTACGCAGCGGCGACGAAAAAAGACCAGGCCATGATCCTTTTTCGTGATGCTGTCGCGATGGTGGATCAGTCCCCTGCGTTAGCACAGCGAATAAATAAATCAGGCGGCGCCGGGAAAGAGTGGAACCTTGCGTTTCTTCAGACCGGCTCATTTTTCCGGCCTATCAGTTCGGATGATGGGCAGTCAGGGCCACGCCCACACTGTGCTCTGATTGACGAAATTCACGAGCACAAAAACAACCAGGTTGTGGAAATGATGCGCGCCGGGACGAAAGGTCGTCGCCAGGCGTTGATTTTTATGATCACTAACAGCGGCCACGACAAAACCAGCGTCTGCTACGACTATCACGAGTATGGGCGGAAAGTTGCCGAAGGCTCGATTGAGGATGACAGTTTCTTTTCTTTCATTTGCTCCCTGGACGAAGGAGAAGACCCATTCAAGGACGAGTCCTGCTGGAAAAAAGCAAACCCCTCTCTTGGTCATACTTTTACCGATCGCTACCTGCGTGAGCAGGTTACTCAGGCTCGGGGGATGCCGTCGAAGGAAAGCATTGTTCGGCGGTTAAACTTCTGTCAGTGGGTGGATGCCGATAACCCCTGGATGAGTAGCGATGTGTGGATGGGGTGCGAAGAGGACTTTGACCTGCAGGAGCTGCAGGGAGAAGAATGTTATGGCGGCCTGGACCTTTCAGGAACTCGCGACCTTACGTCTCTGGCGCTCTTTTTCCCTAAAAAAAGAAAGCTGCTGGTGGAGTTCTGGACACCAAAAGATACTTTGCTGGATAGAGCGAAAACAGACCGCGTACCTTATGACGCATGGGAACGGGGAGGCCATATTCATACTACGCCAGGAAAGGCGGTGAAATATGGTTTTGTTGCTGAACGTATTGCTGATCTTTCCATGTTGTTCGATATCAAGGCGATCGCCTTCGACCAGTACCGCATCAAATATCTTGAACCAGAACTGGAAAACGCTTCTGTATCAGTACCGCTTATTCCTCACGGGCAGGGATACTACAAGGCGCAGGATTCAGGACTGTGGATGCCTCATTCCATCGAACTCTTTGAACAGATGCTGGATGATGGCGTAATCATTATTAAAACTAACCCCTGCCTCCGATGGAACGCTGCTTCCGCCGTAACCGAAGCCGACCAAAAAGAAAACCGCATATTCGCCAAGAAAAAGAGTACTGGTCGAATAGATGGTGTGGTTGCGTCAGCGATGGCAATTGGTGCTGCGGAAGGTTACGAGCCTGATGATGGTGATATTGAGGGCTTTTTTGACGATCCGATCATAGTGGGTATCTGATGGCTAAGAATAAACAGCAACCAGGGCGCGTTAAGAGCGCCCTTTTAAACTGGCTTGGTGTTCCCATAGGCCTGACTACCGGTGAATTCTGGCAGGAGTGGTTCGGGACCAGCAGTAGCGGAAAAGTTGTCACCGCTGACAAAATTATCAGGCTTTCTACCGTCTGGGCGTGCGTGAGGCTCTTGAGTGAGTCGGTATCCACGCTTCCGCTAAAAATTTACGAGAGACAGTCAGATGGATCTAGAAAACTGGCCCAGAATAATCTTGCATACCAGATATTATGCAGGCGCCCTAACCCGGAAATGACACCTTCCCGTTTCATGCTGATGATTGTGGCCAGCATTTGTCTGCGTGGTAATGCTTTTGTCGAAAAGTTTTTCATTGGTAACAAGCTGGTATCAATGGTTCCGCTTCTTCCTCAGAAAATGGTTGTAAAGCGACTCGATAGCGGAAAATTACAGTACACCTACACGGAAAATGGCGTTCCGCGGATCATTCCTGTAGACAGGATGATGCATATTCGTGGGTTTGGTCTCGATGGCGTGTGCGGCATGATGCCGACAATGGCCGGGGTTGACGTTTTCGGCGCTGCTATGTCGGTTGATGAAGCCGCGGCAAAAATCTTCGAAAATGGCCTGCAAAGTACTGGTTTCCTGTCTTCAAAAACGGCGCTTAATAAGGAACAGCGAGAAAGATTGCGTCAAAACCTTCAGTCTTTTATTGGTTCTAAAAACGCCGGGAAACTGATGGTTCTCGAAAATGAACTGACTTACCAGAATGTCACTATGAACCCGGAGGCCGCTCAGCTCCTTGAAAGCCGTTCATTCAGTATTGAGGAAATTTGTCGCTGGTTTCGCGTACCGCCATTTATGGTCGGCCATACGACAAAACAATCCAGCTGGGCTTCGAGTCTTGAAGGGATGAACATGCTGTTCCTGACTCATACCCTGCGTCCTCTCCTGGTCAATATTGAGCAGGAAATATCGCGTTGTCTTCTTAACAGTGATGAGGACTTGTTTGCTGAGTTCTCCGTTGAAGGGCTTCTGCGCGCCGATAGTGCGGGTCGTGCTGCTTACTATACCAGCGCCCTGCAGAATGGCTGGATGTCTCGCAATGACGTTCGCCGTCTTGAAAACATGCCGCCGATTGAAGGGGGCGATATTTACACCGTTCAGCTCAACCTGACGCAACTGAAAAATCTCGAAAGCAGCAACCCTGCTGTTCAGGCTCTGGCTTTGCGAGAGCTGCATAACCACGTATTCCCCGACATTTCCTTTGAACAATCTCCGCTGAAACAGGCCGCTTAGGAGCACTTTCCTGATGAGCAAAAAACAACTTCCGGTGGCGCCGGCGGGTCGCCCCTGCGCGCGCGTTACCTGTGAAACATTACCGTCCGCACTGGACCGCTGGGACGGTGGAATCAAGGCGGCGGCCACCGACGATAACAGTATTTCTGTTTTTGATGTTATAGGGCAGGACTACTGGGGGGAAGGGATAACAGCTAAACGTATTGCCGGTGCGCTTCGGGCGATGAACGGCGCCGATGTTACGGTGAATATCAACTCGCCGGGCGGCGACATGTTCGAAGGTCTGGCTATTTATAACCTCCTCCGTGAATACGAAGGCCGTGTAACGGTGAAGGTGCTGGGCATTGCCGCCAGTGCCGCTTCAATAATTGCGATGGCCGGGGATGATATTCAGATTGGCCGCGGTGCATTCCTGATGATCCACAACTGCTGGGTGTACGCGATGGGAAACCGCCTTGACTTTGCTGAACTGGCACAGTCACTGGAACCATTCGATACCGCAATGGCTGATATCTACGCGGCGCGATCCGGCCTTGATATTGCCGCCGTTCAGAAACTGATGGACGCCGAAAGTTATATCGGTGGCAGCGATGCTGTGGCGAAGGGACTGGCAGACAGCCTGCTTTCTGCTGATGCGGTCAGCGACGGCGACGAATCACCTGCAGCTGCGCTTCGCAAACTTGATGCTCTGCTGGCGAAAACAAATACCCCCCGGTCTGAACGCCGGAAATTAATCAAAGCTTTAACTGGTAACACGCCGGGCGCTGTTACCGATCCCGATGGTATGCCGCGCGCTACCCAACCCAACCCTGAAATTTTAGCTGAGCTGGATGTCGCATTAAGCGGCCTGGCTAACGCATGCCAGTAACGGAGAACGTATGTCTGACGTAAACGATATTCTGAAAAAAGTAACCGCCTCAATTGAAGAGGCGACCAGCAAATTCAACGCCAAGGCTGAGGATGCTCTTAAGGAGGCGCAGAAGTCCGGCAGGCTTTCTGAAGAGACAAAGGCTTCAGTGGATAAGATGGCGACTGAACTTAACGCCATGCGCGAGGCAGAAAAGGCCCTCAAAGCCGCGCTCGGCGAACTGGAGCAGCACGTAGCCCAGATGCCGCTGTCAAATGCTGCAAAAGTGGTCGAAACCGTGGGCCAGGTGGTGATTAACTCCGAAGCATTGAAAACCTTTGCGGCGAGCGTAGAAGGTGGCAAGCGCCTGAGTATTCCGGTTAATGCAGCCCTGCTTTCAACAGGTGTTGCTGATGGGGTTGTTGAACCCCAGCGTTTGCCGGGCATCGATACCACGCCAAAACAGCGACTGTTTATCCGTGATCTGATTGCTCCAGGTCGTACCGGCGCGCCTGCAATTTTCTGGGTGCAGCAAACTGGGTTTACTAATGCGGCAAAAGTTGTCGCAGAGGGTACCACCAAGCCGTACAGCGACATTGAGTTTGCAACCAAAATCACCCCGGTCACCACCATCGCACACATGTTCAAGGCGTCCAAACAGATCCTGGATGACTTTGCCCAGTTGCAGTCGACGGTCGACGCGGAAATGCGCTACGGCCTGAAGTATGTGGAGGAACAGGAAATTCTGTTCGGAGACGGTACCGGCGTTCATCTTCACGGCATTGTTCCACAGGCAACTGCCTTTGCTGCTGCTTTTGAAGTCGAGCAGCAGAACGGCATTGATGATCTGCGTCTCGCTATGCTTCAGGCGCAACTGGCGCGCTTCCCGGCGTCCGGTCACGTTCTGCACTTTATCGACTGGGCGAAGATTGAGCTTACAAAGGACACGCTGGGCCGCTATATCCTGGCAAACCCGGCGGCGCTGACCGGGCCCACCCTGTGGGGGCTGCCGGTGGTGGCGACCGAAGCGCCGGCATTCCAGGGTAAGTTCCTGACCGGTGCATTCAACGCAGCGGCGCAGCTCTTCGACCGTGAAGATGCCAACGTTGTTATTTCTACTGAGAACGCCGACGACTTCGAGAAGAACATGATCTCGATCCGCTGTGAAGAGCGATTGGCATTGGCAGTAAAACGGCCGGAGGCATTTATTTACGGCTCCTTCACTGTACCGGTTGCTGGCGGTCAGTAATTTCTCTGGCGGCCTACGGGCCGCACTTTTCGAGGTAATACCATGAAACTTATCGCGGTGAAACCGATTTACTATGGCGGGGTAGTGGTAACGGAAGGCGAGCCACTGGAGACCCTGGAACAGCATGGCCGCGAACTGGTCAAAAAGGGCTATGCACGGCTGGTCGATGTTGATAATTCTGCGCAGCCGGAACAGCCGGAACAGCCGGAACAGCCGGAAACTGTGACAGAGAAGAAGGCTAAAAAATAATGTTAGAACTTGAAGTGGTTAAAGAGCACTGTCGCATTGAGCCTGACTTTACCGATGACGACTCACTATTGTCCCTCTACATCGGAGCTGCTTCTCGTTACGTCGAAACATGGACTCGTCGCAAAATGTATGAGTCCGAAACCAGCGAGGGGTATGCAGATGATCCTGATTCAATTCTCCCTGGCGATGATGTGAAAGCAGCGATGCTTCTGCTTATCGGTCACTGGTACGAAAACCGTGAAACGGTCTCTGTTGGTCAGGCTGCTACAGATATTCCGTTTACTGTCGAGGCACTTCTCCAGCCTTACAAGATTTATGGTATTTAAGCGGGGGAATTATGCAGGCAGGACGATTACGGCACCGGGTCACCATCCAAAACTTCACCACCTCCAGAACGCCTTCAGGTCAGCCGGTTGAAAAATGGGAAGATGGGAAAACCATCTGGGCCGAGGTTAAGGGTATAAGCGGTCGTGAACTTTTAGCCGCTGACGCTGAGCGTGCCGATGCCACCATTCGAGTCTGGGTGCGTTTTCGTACAGATATCTCAGCTTCTTCCCGCCTGAAGGTACGCACCGGCCCGTTTAAAGGTGCCGTTCTTAACGTTACCGGGCCTCCGGTTCCGGATATCAAAGGCACCCGGCTGGAAATTCTCTGCAAACAGGGGACCGAAAAATGATTGATGTGAATCTGGATTTTTCCGGGTTGCAGGATATTGCCCGCGATCTGCAAACGCTCAGCAAGGCCGAAAATAACAAAGTTCTCCGGGAGTCGACCCGTGCTGGTGCCGAATTGCTCCGCGAGGAGGTGATTGATCGCGCTCCTGAGAAATCCGGAAAACTGAAGAAAAACGTTGTTGTCGTCACCCAGAAAAGTCGCCGTCGCGGTGAAATTTCATCTGGGGTGCATATTCGTGGCGTTAACCCGCGAACGGGGAACAGCGACAATACAATGAAGGCCAGCAACAAGCGGAATGCGTTTTACTGGCGCTTCGTGGAGTTGGGAACATCTACAGCGCCTGCACATCCGTTTGTTCGCCCAGCTTTTGATACCCGCATGGAAGAAGCTACGCAGGTGGCGATGCAGCGGATGAATCAGGCTATCGATGAGGTGTTATCAAAATGACAGAGGATGATCTCTATGACCTGCTGTCGACGCTGGCAGACGGGCGGGTTTATCCGTATGTAGTGCCGCTAGGCAGCGACGGACTTCCTGCAGTTTCCACTCCCTATGTCATTTTCTCGATACCGACTGATGTTGCCGGGGATGTTTTCTGCGGCCAGGCAGAGTCGACACTGCGCATTCAGGTTGATGTATGGGCTGAAACGAATGACGAAGCCAGAGCGTTACGCCTGGACGCCCTGGCTCGCCTGCAGGTTCTTTCACCTGTCGAGGTGACAAAAATTCCTGGCTACGACACGACAACCCATCTTCATCGGGCAACCCTCGAAATAACGGTCATTGCCTGACAAAAACCAATCCAATCCGACCGCCGCTGGCGGTTTTTTCATTTATGGAGGCTGCGATGTCAGCACTATTTGAACGTGCCCAAAAAACGGTAGTAATGATTACCTCTGTGCCGGTCACCGCGGCAGAGCTGGATACCGCAACCTGGTTAAACCTGAGTTGCACTATCAAACAGGCAAGCTTTACCGCTGGTCAGAAAAACGATATTGACGTGACAACGCTCTGTTCGGATGAAACGGAAAATATCAACGGCCTTCCTGCTCCGTCTGAAATGTCACTTTCCGGTAACTTCTACCGCAACCCGGCGCAGGATGCACTTCGTGAAGCATATGATAACGACGGGGTTTATGGGTTTAAGGTTATTTTCCCGTCTGGTAATGGATTCCTGATGCGCGCTGAGGTACGTCAGCACACCTGGGATTCTCAAACCAATGGCGTGGTTGCTGCAACGTTCTCGCTGCGTCTGAAAGGTAAACCCACCAATATTAACGCCCCAGGAGTTCTGTCGTTTGCTACTGACCTTCCGGCGTCCCAAACGGTCTCGGCAGGAAGCGCCCTGACCATGGGCGTGGTCGTCCAGGGCGGTACGGCACCTTATACCTACGCCTGGAAAAAGGGCACCTCGACGGTCAGCGGCCAGACCAGCGCAACGTTTACGAAAGCCAGCGCTGTATCCGGTGATGCCGGGGTTTATTCCTGCGTGGTTACTGATGCCGATGGCACTGTGATCACTTCTTCTGATTGCACCGTCACCATCAATTAACGGAGCGCCGGGAGACCGGCGATAAAATTAATGTCAAAACCGAGTCTTAAAGCACTGGCACTGGCACCGATGGCGGGCTTTCGTAAAAAAGAAGTCTCCGTTCCGGAGTGGGATAACGCCAAAGTCATCATTCGTGAGCCATCAGCAGAAGCCTGGATTCGCTGGCAGGGCATTGCCAGCCCGGAACCACCCAAACTACCGGAAGGGCAGGAGCCCCATGAGGCACCAGAACTGACCCCTTCAGAACGAGCCTTCCGCACGATGCGGGCCGACGTCACGCTTTTCATCGATATTTTGCTGGATACCGACCTGCAGCCCGTCTTTACTGTCGATGACACCGAACAGGTTGAAGCGATCTATGGCCCAGTGCATTCCCGGCTGTTGAAGCAGGCACTTGATCTCATTCGTGACGCGGATGATGCTAAAGCAAAGTAAAAATGCCTGGCATGCAGTTCCTGATGGCGCTGGCGCTCCGGATGGGCCGCACGCTGGGCGAACTGCGACAAACCCTGACGGTCGGCGAATTCAGGATGTGGGCTGAATACGACCGTATCAGCCCAATCGGCGATATTCGCGGCGATATTCTCAATGCTCAGCTGGTATCTGCGGTTTACGGAGCGCAGGGCGGTAAAGTCACCATTGAAGATGCTCAGCTTCAGTGGAGCGCAGAAGAGGTTGAGGTAAACGACGGTGGCGATCCCTTTGCAGGGCTGGAAGCGGCGCTGCTGGCTGCGTCAGCATAGCCAGTAATAATTCGTGTGGATGCCACTCATAACAGGTGTTATGTTGTTTTTTTGACACACGGAGTGCTTTAAATGACTACTACTGGCTGGATATTATTATTTGTTTTTGCTCGCCTTATTGATCTTGTTATCTGGTATTTCCTGAACAGAGGAAGCGTAAGAGCTAATGATCAGATCGCTATGCTTAAAGAAATCTCTGAAAAGCAAAGTGCTCAAATTGATCTTCTGATTGCACTTGCTCATAAAAAAGAGGAACCAGAAAAAGATTATCTGGAAGAAGCAAGGAAAAAAGCTGGTTTAATTTAATAATATTGAAATCATAAAAAAGCCCCACAATGTGGGGTTTTTTGTTTCTGAGGAAATGAAATGGCAACCCTGCGTGAACTTATCATTAAAGTTTCTGCTAACTCTCAGTCATTTCAGACCGAGATAGCCCGCGCGTCACGTATGGGGGCTGATTATTATAAAACAATGCAGAATGGCGGCAGGCAGGCTGCGGCTTCAGTTCGGGAAACTCGCCGTTCTGTTGCTGAGCTTACTGACCAGATGGAGTCAGCAAAGGCTACCGCACTGGGATTAACCGGGGCATTTGCTGGTGCTTTTGCTACGGGACATTTAATATCCCTGGCTGATGAATGGAATTCAGTAAACGCCCGGCTAAAACAGGCATCTCAATCAACTGATGATTTTACCAGCTCTCAAAAACAGCTGATGGATATCAGCCAGAAAACGGGCACATCTTTTTCTGACAACGCTAATTTATTTTCCCGTTCAGCAGCCTCAATGCGGGAATATGGTTACAGCTCCAGCCAGGTGCTGGATATTACTGAGGCTATTTCTACTGGTTTAAAACTTTCTGGCGCGAATGCTCAGGAGTCCAGTTCGGTCATCACTCAGTTTAGCCAGGCTCTGGCGCAGGGCGTGCTGAGAGGCGAAGAATTCAATGCCGTCAACGAGAGCGGCGACAGGGTTATACGGGCGCTTGCGGCAGGGATGGGGGTTGCGCGTAAAGACCTTAAATCTATGGCGGATCAGGGGCAGTTAACCATTGATAAAGTAGTTCCGGCCCTCATCAGCCAGCTTGGTAAGCTCCGGAATGAATATGGTGAGTTGCCGCAGACCGTTTCATCGTCGGCAACAAAAGTTGAAAACGCTTTTATGCAATGGGTCGGTGGAGCTAATGAAGCGAGTGGCGCGACAAATACCCTGACCGGATTACTTGATGGCGTAGCCAACAATATTGATCAGGTCGCCACTGCTGCCGGAGCGCTTGTTGCCGTTGGTGCTGCCCGATATTTGGGAAATATGGCTCTTGGTGCCAGCTCTGCAACGGCTGGGATTATTAACGCCGCAAAAAGCGAAGTAGCTTTAGCTGAAGCCCAGGTCAGAGGGACGCAGGTTTCGACAGCTCGTGCGCGTGCTGCAGTTTATCGTGCCCAGCAGGCACTGGCAGCGGCGCGGGGTACAGACGCGCAGGCCGCCGCAGAAAAACGGCTCTCACTGGCGCAGGAGTCACTTAACCGTAATATTCAGGCCAGAGTATCCGCTCAGACTGCACTGAACTCGGTTACTGCTGTAGGTTCCCGGCTCATGGGGGGAGCATTAGGCCTCGTTGGCGGTATTCCTGGGCTGGTTTTGCTTGGTGCCGGTGCCTGGTACACGATGTACCAGAATCAGGAGCAGGCCAGATTATCCGCTCAGGAATATGCAAACACCATTGATGCTGTCCGTGAAAAGACAAAATCAATGTCCCTGCCCGAAGTTTCTGATAATGAGACCAAAACCCGTCAGGCGCTGGAGGAGCAAAACCGTCTTGTTGATGCCCAGGCATCTAAAGTAAAAAGCCTGAAGGAAGAGATCGCTGGCTATCAGTATGTCCTGTCTAACCCCGGACCAACAACCAGTGGCGGTTTCATGATAAACCACCTGACTTCGGTCGAAACGGTCACCCGTGGTCTGGAAGAAGCGACTTCCGCTCTGGCCGTTGAACAGGAGAGGTTAGCTCAGATGCAGGCTAAGTCTGAGTCGATCCAGTCGGTACTGGAAGGGATAGAGAACAGGCGAATAGCATTAATCCGGCAGCAGGCTGCAGAACAGAATTCAGCATATCAATCGTTATTAATGATGAACGGTGAGCATACTGAATTTAACCGTTTGCTGGGTCTCGGAAATAATCTTCTCATGGCCCGACAGGGGCTGGTAAACGCACCAGTACGCTTACCACAGGTAGACCTGACAACCCAGCAAACGGCTGCACTTGAAAAAAGCCGTCGTGATCTGGCGCTTTCAAAACTCAAAGGTGAGGACAAGGAGCGCGCACGACTGGGTTATGCTGCGGATGACCTGGGGTTAACTAACGACCCACAGTTTCAGACCGGACGGCAGGAGTTGATTAATAACGGCCTGAATGAATGGAGAAACAACCAGGAAAATAAACCCAAGCCAAAAGGAAGGCATGGGAAAACCGAGGCGGAGAAAACCGAAGATACCTATACCCGGCTGATTAAACAGCAACGGGAGCAAATTGCTCTTTCCAGCCAAAACACTGAGCTGGCAAAGATGAAATATCAGGTTACTCAGGGGGAATTATCTTCGCTTGAAAAATCCAAAAAGGAAACGTTGCTGCACAATGCGGCGCTTATTGATCAGAAAAATATCGCTGAACAGTTAAAAACATTCCGCGAAGGTCTGGCCGACAGTAATACTGCCGCCCGGGAAAGGGGGAATATCGATTTCCTCGGCGCGGGACAGGGGGATAAAGCCCGTGACCGAATGAAGGAAATGGCGGATATTCGCGCTGATTTTCTCAGGCAGCAGCGGGATTTACAACGTGATTTCAGTCGTGGGCAGATTTCCGAAGACCTGTATAAAAAGCAAACGGAAGCGCTTAAAGCAGCGCTTGCCGAACGCCTGGATATTCAGGAGGAGTATTACAAAAAAACCGATGAACAGCAGTCAGACTGGCGGGCAGGGATCAGCGATTCCCTGATGAACTATGCCGATCAGGCTTCTGATCTGAGTTCAATGGCTGCTACTGCAACCAGCGAAATTCTGGATGCCACCACTAACTCGATCTCGAACAACCTGACTAGCGTCCTGACGGGCGCCACTTCGTTTAAAGATGGTATGTCGAATATCTTCAGCTCTCTGGGTGAAACGGTGATTAAGACGCTGATCCAGATGGCAACACAGGCGTTGATCACCAAAGCGATTATGGCGTCATTTGGCGGCGGAGCGGGTGGGTTGTTCGGTAGTCTTTTTGGCGGTGCCAGCGGTGCGGTAAGTAGTGGTACCGCTATTCAAAGCGCGGGAGCTAATTTTTCATTCAACGCTCTCGGAGGCGTTTACGATTCTCCGTCACTTTCTGCCTACAGCAATGGTGTTTACAGCACTCCCCAATATTTTGCGTTTGCGAAAGGGGCGGGTGTATTCGGCGAGGCCGGGCCGGAAGCCATCATGCCGCTTACCCGTGGCGCTGATGGTTCGCTGGGGGTCAAAGCTGTTGGGCGGGAATCGCCGGCGGTACAGAACGCTGCTAACCAGATCCAGGCACAGCCACGAATTGCTGTCAGCGTAGATGCCAGAAGTACGTTCACCGGTAAACCGGATGACATAACGATGCAGGCAATTGAGCGAAGGAATGACGCTCTGGAACAGCGGATAGTTAACACCTTAACCGCCGAAGTAAATAACCCCCAGAAGAAATTCGGTCGGGCTATTTATTCAAATCTCCAATCTAAAAAACCAAGATAGACCTGCCCGGAGGGAATATTCATGGCAGATATTTTCTACCCGGATGAATACCTGCCCATGCCGCTTATGGACGGGTACGGGTTTAAGCCCATATCACCTTTACTGCGAACGGAGATGACGTCCGGTCGCGCTCAACAACGAAGGCGATATACCTCAACACCCACCCAGGCATCAGTTAAATGGATTTTTAAAACTGATGCTCTGGCGCAGGTGTTTGAGGCGTTTTTCAGGGATGCGCTTAAAGATGGCCAGTCCTGGTTCTATCTGAAACTCCAGACTCCAGTCGGGGTAAAGCCCTATAAAGCCAGGTTCGTGGATATTTACGAAGGGCCGACGCTGGTCGCGCCAAAATACTGGCAGTACAGCGCAACGCTGGAATTATGGGAACGCCCTTTACCGCCTTCTGGCTGGGGGAATTACCCGGAATGGCTGGCTGGCCAGTCGTTACTGGATATTGCGCTAAACAGAGAGTGGCCGAAGCATGACAATTCTTGAGCGACTATATGCCAGCAGCGGATCGGAGGTTATTCACGATACGCTGCAGATATCAGCAGGCGATGATAACTACTGGCTAACCAGTGGCTGGGATGACGTTTCAGTGACGCTGGAAAATGGTCAGCCGGTGACGTTTGATGCCAGCGCGATAGATATCGCCTTACCAGCCAGGAACGCCGATGGGACACAGGATTTAAAGTTTGCTATCAGCAATATTGACGGACGGGTTTCAGAGGCGATCGATAAAATTCTGGATGAAATGAAATCAGCCACGCTGACATTCCGGCGGTACATTTCATCCGATCTGTCTGCTCCGGCATCATCACCGTATACGCTCGATATCAAATCCGGCTCCTGGACCCCGACAGCAGTTCAGGTCACGGCAGGCTATATGAATGTCCTCAAAACAGCCTGGCCCCGTAAACGTTACAACCTCGCCGAACATCCGGGCTTACGTTACTAACCTGAGGCAAATATGTTTAATCCTGATAAATACCGTTCTGTTAAATGGCAGAAGGGCGGTAGAGCCTACCCGCTACTCGACTGCTTCGGCATTGTGAATGAAATACGCAGCGACCTGGGGCTACCTGAATGGCCGGATTTTGCAGGTGTGACCAAAGACGGCGGGGGCCTCGACCGGGAAGCGAGAAAGCTGATGCTTTCGCTGAAACGTTGTGCCCCGGGCGAAGGCGCCGGAGTTGCTTGCTATTCGGGTTCAACGGTTTCCCATGTTGGGATTGTTGTGATGCTCGATAACCAGCTGCAGGTCGCGGAATGTAATCCAGGCTCGGGGGTTACGTTTCTGCCTCTGTCGCGATTTATCCGCCGCTTTAACCGCGTGGAGTTCTGGCAATGACGATAAAGTTTTACCCGTCCCGGCTACCGGGTGAACCCCTTGAAACGCACGAGCATGGTGTGCTGACGCTGCATGAGTGGATGAGCAGAAATGTCCCGAGCTATTCACAGGATAAAACTCATCCTGTCGTGATCGAGCTGAACGGCCAGGCAGTCCCCCCGGCGGAATGGCCGTTATGTTTGTTGCGGCCAGACAGTGACGTGCGGATATATCCCATTCCGTATGGCACGGGTCTTGAAATTGCCGCGTGGGTTTCGGTGGCCGTATCCATTGCGTCTACGGCCTATGCATTATTCTTTTCCCCTAAACCAGAGCTGGGCGGCTTTTCATCCAGTAACGCTTCATCGCTGGATCTGAATCCGGCAAAAGCCAACACAGCGAAGCTTGGCGATCCCGTTAGGGAGGCTTTCGGGCGAAACCGGATCTACCCGGATTACCTGGTACAGCCGGTAACGCGATTCGACCCCGCTGATCCAACCAGAATGACGGTCGAAATGTTTGTCTGCCTTGGATATGGGCGTTTCTCCTATACCGGTGGGGATTTTCTGGTAGGAGAAACTCCGGCGCTGACCTTAGGCGAGGGCTTTTCATATACCAGCTATGGGCCCGGCGATAATGTGGCCGGGGATCGTCGCAGTGAGATATGGTTCAACTCAACGGAAGTTGGGGGAACGTCGAGCGGCAGCGGCCTCGATATGGCTCAGACTGCCCCTGAAGCCAGTGATATCGTTGCTGATGCCATGACCGTCAGCGGTGCCTCTGTCTCGTTTTCTGGCCTCGATGTCGATGATGATAATGATGAAGACGAGGATGAGAACAAACTTCCTCCTGGCTGGATCGCCGGTGCAATTGTCACCCTGAAAGCGCCAGTGAATTATCAGGTATCCATCGAGGGCGGTTTTAACGTGCTGACAGGCGACGTCGTGTCAGAGATTGCGCCATTCAGCGGAATGCCTGTCACCCTAACGTTTAACGGTACTGACTATGACCTGCAGATCGCCACGTATACCCCTCACCAGGACGCCGTTCCGGGAACAGGGGGAGCGACTGCGGTATTACGCGCCAGTGCCTCGCCGTCAACGTATGACTTTACGACAACCAGCCAGACCTTTGCTCTGACCTGGCAGGGTATCACCTATACCATATCTCTGGTCGCCAACTACGGCACAATGTCTGGCTTGCTCGCAGCGATTAACGGCGGGTTGAATGGTTCTGGGCTCATTGCTCAGGATGATGGCGGCGTGATACGTATCGTGGAGATCTCCAGCCCCTGGCGTGGCGGTTCCATTACGTCATCATTCCTGCCTGCGTCAGTATTTGGCGACAGCCCGGTATTTACAGCTGGTACAGCATCCAGCGGCGGAAGCCCTGCGGTAACAGCCAGCGTGACGCTGGCATACGATTCTGGCACTGCCTTTTCCGGATTGCCGGAAGGCACTCAGCGGATTTCCCTGGCGCACCGTGGCAACGAATACCATATAGCGTCTACTGATGGTCCCTCTGCGACCGTACAGCGTGTGGTTAACGGTGTCGTTGACAGCACCTGGTCAGGCTTTATGACCCGTACCGTCGTGGATTTTGCCGCGTCTGGTATTAACGATAATGAAACCTGGCTCGGCCCCTTTCTGGCCTGCCCGCAAAATGAAGTTGTGGATGCCTTCGAGGTCAACTTTGCTTTCCCAAACGGAATTTGCGGGTTCCAGAACAACGGGAATAAGCGGGTCCGCCATGTCGAGTATGAAATCCAGTATCGCGTTTATGGTTCCGGATCAGGGTGGACGAGTAAGCCAGGGGTTTACGCGCTTAAAAACATTAATGGCCTCGGTTTTACAGAGCGTTTTGATCTGTCCTCTCCTGGGCTGGTGGAGGTTCGATGCCGCCGCCGTAACGAGCAGGGGAGCAACAACGCGAGAGACAACATGTTCTGGCAGGCGCTCAGAGGTCGTTTGCTTTCCCGTCCGACCTCCTACGCAGGGATATCAACAATAGGGATCACGGTTGAAACCGGCGGCCAGCTGGCGGCCCAGTCAGACAAGCGTGTGAGTGTTGTCGCCACACGAAATTATGATGGCGGTGGTGACAGGACAATCAGCGGTGCGTTCCTGCATCTTGCCCGCAGTCTTGGATATCGCGACGACCAGATCGACATTGCGGCGCTCAGTACGCTGGAGGCTACCTACTGGACGCCAAGGGGAGAATATTTTGATCACCAGGCAAGCAGTGACAGCACGTCAGCAAAGGATATTTTCGACAAAATAGCCGAGGCTGGCATGGGGTATTTTCTGCTGTCTGACGGGTTGCTTTCTGTCGGGAGAGAGGGCGTCAAAAGCTGGACAGGGATCATTACTCCTCAGGATACCGTGGAGGAAATGCAGACGTCATTCAGGGTCCCGTCGGAGGATGATTTTGATGGCGTGGATGTGAAATATATCAACCCTGTGACCTGGGCGGAGGAAACCGTACAGTGTCGGACGCCGGAAAATCCTTTTCCGCGCAAAACGGAGGCCTACACCATTGATGTTGCCATGACTGCAGATCGCGCCTGGCGTATCGGGATGCGTCGGTTAATGAAATATCTCCACCAACGTCGAACCTATACGGCTACGACTTCAATGCTGGGATGGTGTCATGACTTCGGTGATCACATCATTTTGTCCGACGATACTCCAACCGGGAAAACCCAAAGTTGCCTGATTGACGCGATGATTTACGACTTCCAGGAAATTACGCTGCACGTCACGGAGCCACTGGACTGGAGCTACGCGAATCCTCGCTGCTGGATACAGTTTCAGGACGGTCGACCATCATCGCGAATGCTCACGCCGCAACGGGTGGATGATTTCACGCTGACGGTGCCGTACAACGACGACCTGCATCCGGAAGACTGGATTATGGACGACCCGGATATTGATCCACCGAAGTTATTGTTCTGCGACAGTGAAAAGGGTGCGCGGCATGGGATAGTCCAGGAGGTTGCCCCATCAGGTGACAGCAACTGTCAGATTACTGCACCTGAATATAAAGAAATTTTCTACCAGTACGACGACGCCACATACCCCGGCGACGCTGCTTAATACCAAAAAAATCCCTTTCAACTTTTCTTTCGCTCAAACCCTCGTTTGGGCGAAGCCTCTTTTTTGGAGCAAAAAACATGGCCTTTAACCCGGAGTTGGGGAGCACGTCTCCCGCTGTGCTGCTCGATAAGGCACTGTTGCAAATAGTCGGTGGTGATAA